TGTCAATGTTCTTGTTAATGTTGGGGTTAGTGTTCGTGTTAATGTTGGGGTTACCGTCCTTGTTGGTGTCATTGTTGGTGTAATTCCTGGTGTTGCCGTCAATGTTGGTGTAGGTGTTGGTGTTAATGTTGCCGTTGCGGTTAATGTTTGAGTTAAAGTTGGTGTAGGTGTTGGTTCAACGGTAAAGTTTTGAACGTAGACACCAAAATCACAATCAAGTACGGTACTTAATGTACATGAAGTTTCTGCACTGAAATCACCATAATAATCAATAACCGTTACAGAATATTCACCAACACTTAAATTATTAATTGCTGGTGAAACGTTACCATTACTCCAAATTATGGTATATGGTGGTGTGCCTCCCGTAATTGAAACACTCATTTGTCCATCACTAGCGGTAGGTGTTGATGGGTTAATACCCATACACTCAATTACCATAGGGAATATGGTAATCACATTACATTCGTTCTGAACCGTGTCTCCCATTTAATTAGTTTATACTATAAATAATCGGATTATTGTTTTTTAACTATTTCCTTCATCAGTTCAACATATTTTTTTGTTGAGCTACTTTCTTCTATATAATCAAAAAAGGTTTCATCCTCCCTTAATTTATCTAAAGGGTTAACATTTATAAAATCTCCTTTGAAGAATTTTTTGGTTTTTAGGTTATCAGTTACACCTGCCATGTGGAGTATTGGTCTCTGTTCATAAACCCTAATATCATCGGTCGCCCAAGAAAAATCTAAATCTTTAGTAACTTTAGTTTCTTTACCAAAATACCATAAATTCCATAACAAAGACCACATCTCAGCGGTCCAAAATTGAATTTGTCCAGGGTTTATTGGGAATCTTTTTTGATAATCCAACATTTGGTCGTATAGTGGAACACAATCCATATATATTTTCTCCCAAATCATCCAATCAGTATTTTTAATAATATACTGACCACCTCCAGAATTTTCTTGGTTACACTCAATACACTCAGGTGTTACACCAACAACCTCACACATTTCTTTTAACAATTGTCCTTTATCAGAGGTAGGGTGTTTAGCCTCATATCTACTACAACAATCCATTATGTAATTGTGTCCTATGTACCCTACGGTGTCCGATAAATAACAAATTTTATCGTTCAACATCTTATTAAAATCGGGTAATTCTCTAAAAATAATATCCGAATCATGTAAAAAGAAACACTCCCCATATTGAGGGTTTTCTTTTAACCACTGATAAACTAAAAATGGTTTGATATTAGGTATATAATATTTGTGTTCTCGATTATCCAAATAATGATGAATATTCACACCAAGTTCTTTAAGTGATAAAGATTCTTCACTCGGCCCTTTCGCCCCGTTAACAATACCAAATAACACATGAATATTATTAGGGTTAATCCCTTTATCAATAAAATTATGAATATAAACTCTAACTTGCCAATGAAAATAAGGCACATCAGGTTGAGAACTAACAAATAATAATTTATCCATAATTACATTAAATATAATGAAGGTCTTAACTTAATAAATGATGTTTTAGGACATATTTATATTATATGAAACTATTGAAGACGATAACAAGAATTGTTTTAGAATCACAAGAAGCTTATGAATTGGCGTGTGAAAAAGGTGTCAATGAAAAGGAGCTTGAGCGTCTAGAAAAAAACTACAACGAGTCACTTAAATTGATGAGACTTTACGAAGGTATTGGTAAAAAAGAATCGGAAAAAAAGTCTTAACCTATTGACGGTGTTGGAGTTGGAGTTCTAGTTGGTGTTGTTGTAACCGTTGGTGTTGGTGTCACTCCACATTGAATATCAGCGTCATATACGATATTACATCCTAATGAAGGTGTTGGTGTTGGGGTCACGTTACAAGCAACACAAGAAATATCATAGTTAATCTTTAAATTAAGTTCAATATTGGTATCCGACAATGATATTTCAGAATTACAATCTGAATATATTTTAATTGTATTTGTTTCGGCATCTATACTTACAGAACCAATCCCATTAAATGATGTTAATAACGAATCAATTGCGTCATAATACACATTGTCAGAAGGGTAATCACTTAGTGTTGACCCTGTAAAAAATGGTAGTCCCATATAAGTGGTACCAACAATCGCAGTAACTTCAAAAATAGATTGGTTAAGAACACAATTATAATCATCTGATGTTAGGTCATGGAATCCTTCCCACAACATTTCCCTCAAACCTTTCTTAATGACCAACCCACTATTTTGGAAATCTTGGTTACAAATATTATAAGTAAGGTAATTACCAACAGTGTTAGGACCCGTAATTGTTTGTGTTTTAGTTTTAGTACACCCAAATGAATCGGTTACCGTAAGTGAATAAGTTCCGGCTGATAAGTTAGTTACCGTTAAACCCGTTTGACCGTTAACATTATTACTCCAAGTCCAAGTAAATTCAGGTTCACCATTAGTAATATAAGCATTAATAGAACCATTAACACCGTTAGTTGTGTTTTGTCCAACCAATACAAAGTCGGGTAAAAATGAAGGTTGTACCAATACCGATTCAGTGATAACACAACCTGTACTGTCGGTTAAAGACGCTGAATAAACACCACCAACTAAATTAGTAAACGTATAACCAGTATCGTTAGTTGGTCCATATATTTGACCATTTATCTGATATGTATATGGGCCTGTACCACCTGTTAAAGTAATTTCAATCGCTCCGTTCGCTTGATTACAAGTAGTACCTGTTGTATTAACATCAACCTGAATAGGCGAGTTATTAAAAATCTCATAATCTGATGTAAATGTACAAACACCATCAGTTATTGTTAAAGTATATGTTCCGGCAGATAAATTATCAAACTGCCAAGTCGTACTTGAAGTATTATCAACTTGGGTGTGTCCATCAGGATAAAGTAATGTGTAAGTGTAATTACCACTACCTCCGTATATTGAAATGGGGTTAATTGACCCTCCTGTATTACCACAAGTAGTATTTGTTGTACCAACACTAACTAATGTAAAACCACCAGGAGTTAGTACTGACGTTTGACCACTAAACTTACATAGTCCAGCATCCGTTACTGAATACGCGAAGATACCCGCACCTAAACCACTAAAGGTGTAGTCATTGGAGAATGAAACTGCGGTAGTCCCATTAGAACCTGAATAATAAAAAGGAGCCGTACCACCTGTTAATGTAATAGTTAAAGAACCGTTAGATTCAAAACAATCAGGTTGTTCAACAACTAACGAACCTAACCCAACTGAGTCGACTTTTACAATAGTACCTGACTTAGTTAAAGAACATCCGTAAGAGTCAGTTACCGTAACACTATAAGTTCCTTCAGTCAATCCTGTCACATATGATTCGGTACTACCATTAAACCACAAATATGTGTAAGGTGCATTACATGTCTGACCTGTAACATAAATTTTACCTGATTCAACCGCACATCCCGCATCATTTACAATATATAAACCATAGTCAAATTGTGGTGTTGATTTGATGATTGTGGTCTCAGACTTACCTGTACATCCACCACCATCATTGGCAGCAACATAATAAACACCAGGCGCTAAAATATTAACAAATTCATAGGTGTTACTAAATGAAGTACCTGAAGTAATATAACCTAATGTGTTCTCATAAAGATAAAACTCGGTATTACCATAAAAGTTTGTTGTGGCAGCACTTATACTACCATTATCTAATCCACAAGTAGTATCATTTTGTCCAATAATATTAACACAAGTTCCGCTTGATATCGCCACGTTAACTGTTTGAATTGTGTTAACTGGTTCACAACTATCTATAATGTTAAAAGTGTATGTACCTGCAGATAGATTTTCTATTGTGTATGTTGTTACACCAGAACCCAATGCGGTGGTTCCTGACGAGGGACTTACCCATTGAATTGAGTAGTCGGGAGCTGAACCCGTAATATCTACGGTAAAGGCACCTAAACCACTATTGGTACAATCACCACTAACAGATAAGTTATATAATAGAGTACACATTAACTACACAAAATATTAAAGTTTATACCAACATTTAACTTAAAGTTGGTTCCCACTTCTGATTCGGAACATATTACATTATAAATCACAATAGTATCTTCAGTAGTTAAATAGTAATCATATCCATAATTTTTTAAATCATTTAACGAACTAACTAATGCGTTTAACCATTCTTCATTAGTTGGTGAACTTAAAATAGGGTCTAAATAACCAACACCATTAAAGAAATTATTTTGAATTATTGGTTCCCCATTTAATCTTAAATCAACATACCATTTAGTTGTTAAAGAATTTAAATCACAACTACCTAAAGTGTAACCATTAAGGTTTAGATAGTTGTTCATAACTTGTCCTAAAACACCACCGAAACTTGTTAGTTGTGGATTTTCTGAATATGGGAAAATACCACACTCAACTTGTTCAATAGGACAATCATATCTAAATATATTTGATGTTACCTCACATGGTTTACATGGTACAGGAACTAATTGACATCCTTCTTGTCTTCTCCAAACAAATTTTTGTCTGTGGAATATTGAGTTTTCTAAACGTGTACCTGTATTCCAAATAGTTGTTGCGGGTATCATCTGTTCAACCAATCTAATCCAATAGTCGCCAATACCATTCACATAATCCATCATTGTTTGATATGTGAAGTTGTTGTTTTGGATGCCAGCCATTTGTTCGGACTCTAAGTATTTCCAATAGATTGATGCTAATGTTGGGTATCCACCAGTTTTACCATCGGTCGCAAATTGTCTGTTTCTAACATTAATCATGTTTAACCAAAAAGTCTGAGCAAATTCGAAGAAGGTCTTTCTCTTAGGTTGTGGATTAATCTCCGTCCAATCCACACCACCTCTAACAGGATAGTCAGATGTTGGTGTTGGGTCACAATAAGTAGGTGGGACATAGAGTAATCCTTGGTCAGGAATTGGGTAATTGTATTGTCTTGACATGAACCAAACGTCGTAGGCTAAACCTTGTGCAGGATTCATAAATAAATCAACATTCTTTACATTTAACACTAATCTATCATCATCTACCAAATAACGTGAATTTAATCCCCCATCAAAGTTAGTTCTTAACCCAGTTTCGTAGTCGGCCCAACTTTTATTATTATCAATAACAGGTGTTAAGGTATAACCCATGTCCATATATGGGAAATATCTAAATCTATTAAGGTATTCTTGACCATAACTATATGGTTGTAATACCGTTTGATAATTAGGGTTATTACCTGTGAATACGTTAATATTCGGGTCGGCTTGTGTGGGAGCTCTGTGTTCAGGTGTTTGTTCGAACCAACCACTTCCTATTTGGAAGAAAAATCCTTCAGTATTTAATGGTGCGGTTGGGTACCCGTCTTCATCAACAGGGTATTCATCTCTAAACACGTTTACATCGTAAATAGTTTCTGAAGTAGTGAATCCTGTATATTGGACACCAAAAATGGTGAACGTATTACCATCCTCTAATGTTGGTGTCTGTTGTATATATGTACCACCTGATATAGATGCAAATTGAGTATCAAACTCAATCATATTTATTTTTTGGTCCGCTAAATATACATACTCATTAAACTCAACAAGAGCTTCAGGTGCACCAATCAAACGTAGTAAAACCTCTATAGATTTTCTTGTTCCTTTTGATTTGAATAGGTAAGCTGAATTAAGTATTAATGTTCTGTAATATTGATAATTTAATTCATCAGGAGTTGCTTCGGTAGATATACCGGTAAATTGTGGTTTATCAACATTTTTTTGACCAAATACAGAACTTAAAAAGTCATCATTAGTTATTGGTGATATATTGATATTCCAACCTAATGTTTGAGCCAAATTTTTTAATAACTGTGATGGAATATCATTACCAACATTATAATTAACTGAGTTCATAAAGGCTAACGCCCCGATGAACTTTTTAGTTTCGTCAAAACTTCTACCGTAAATCTGTAATACCTTTTCAATTTTTTGTGTTTGAGTATCAAACTCTTTAAACGCGTCAGTAATAAAAAATCTCGATATTAAATTTGTTACGTATTGGTCAAAGAACAAACCAACCTCATCTAGTTTTTGAAGATAATTTGTAAATGCGTTTGTAACTATATCTAAATTCCAAAGACCATTTAAAGGCCATGTTATTGAGTTATAGTCGGTATAGTATTGTCCATCTTCAGTTTGATTAGGTACCTCAAATGTTGCAGTATAAATCGGTGATGTATTTCTATTTAATAAAAAGTTTTCAACTTGGTCAAAGTCTTCATTAAAGACACGATTAACTTCATAATCGTTAGGTCTAACAATTATAGTTTCAGTAATATTAGTTTCACCTGAGAATGGATTTCCTTGAACTGTAATGATTAAATCACCAAAAGTATTTGTTGTTGTTGGTACAATATTAACAACAGAATATCCATTACCACTATAGTATAGGGAATACTTACTATATTGTAGTGTCATATCTCTTAATGGAGACACTTGGATTTCTCTTAAAGATAAATTAAGAGTTGCGTTAACACTAAAATCAATATCAAATGGGTTTCTAATTCTTGTGGCATCTAAACTAAAAGTTGTTGTATCGCTAGTTGAGTTATAAGAAACATTAAATGCTGTTTGACCAGTAACATAGTTAACACCCATAAACGCAGACTCTAAACCCGCAGGGAACTTAGCGATGATAGTTTCAACTGATGTTGATAACCTTTTCACCAACGAACCATACTGAGTAAAGTTTGTTATTTGACTTAAATCGTAGTTAGGGTAAACCTTATAATTCTTTTCAAAAATGGTTTTAGATTGATAAACGTTATTAATACCTAAACCATCTAAATTTATTGGTTGTGAAAAAGCACCAACACTAAAATTACGATTTTCTTTTTCATTTATAGATGATGTGAATTGAAAATTACCTTGCGTCAAACCACCCCCAGCAACTAACTGAAAACCAACCAGATTATCTGAAAAAGTCCCTGCTCCTGTAGCCGATTGTGGTGGACAAGTATATTTTAAATTCGCCATTATTGTGTGATATTTGAGAAGTTTTTGCTATAATCAATATTACTACCTCTATCTTGTCTAACTTCGTATAACAATTCATTAAATTGGTCACGAATTTCATACAAGTTGTATTGTCTGTAAATATTGTTATTAGTATCGTACATAGTGTAGATACCATCGTCAATTGATTTTGTTTGATTTCCGTACAACGCAATTGCTAGTGTTGAGAAGTCGTGTTCTGCAACTTCAATATCTAAAGTGATTGGGTTAAAGTACGTATTTGAAATTAGAACATCTTGGTTTGGTTGTCCGATAAAAGGTACCGCATTCGGTTTGTTTGTTGGTGCGGATGATGGTGATAATGTACAAAAAACTAAATTAGTGTTATTATCTGTGTATCGATACCTAACAGCTTTCTGTGATGTATTAGTTAAATTTTGAACTACCGGTTCACAAAAGAAAGATGATGTGATTAATCTGAAAAAATTAGGTATTTTTGTACCATCAGAGTTTAAGTATTCAATTCTAAATCCGACTAAACCTTGATTAACAAATTTATTTCTATATTCAGTAGGTACGTTATTTAAATCAATAACCAAACCTCTAACGTTAGGAAGTGCCGCTAAAACACCACAATCAGTTATTGAAGTTCTGATTTGAACGGGTCTAATGTATAGGGTGTAGATACCTAGTTTATTGAATTGGTCTGCGGGTAACTTTAAATTATACAACCCACCCAAAATTTCAACAGGATTACCACCTGTACTTGAGTTATTGAAATAAGGCTTTAGAATCGCCGCGGCGTCCAATTTAGTTAAGACAAAGTTATCAGTCTCATCTCTTGATGGAGTGTAATTTAAAATTATCTCCACATCTTCCGGTGATACGTCAGCCGGTCTTATCGTTCCATATGTTCCTGTTGCCATGTTAAGCTATTTTTATTATGTTAAAGAATCCGTAACCATATTTTTCAAGGTCTCCGATATTGTTAATTTCACCAAGTCGTTCAACCCTTTCTAATGCAGATACTTTACCTCTCTCAATAAATACATTAGTTTGAACTTCTGCTTCATCAATTACGTTTAATAATACCTCATTTTTTGTAATTGCTGAACATATCATCATGTCAGGTGTCATTCCTGATGACATAACGACAAAAACAGTTCTACCATCATTATAATCATAGTAGTCAACATTGTTAATAGTATATGCGGTATATAAACCGTCATTAAATTCACCCCAAACGGTTCCTACATTACCTGAAGTACCAGTTACTGGTACCCCTATCTTATATTTACCACCCCAAAGAACATCTTTTTTACCATAAACTTCGAGGTCATTTATTGTTGAATTAGTATACCCTGTCACAGGGAAAGGTACTGTTGTATAATTGTAACTTGAGTTTAAATAAACATCGCAATCTTGGTCTCCACTAAAAATATAATTGTAATCTAATGGCGTTCCCGACCAACTACCACCCGCAGGTACAAAATACGCAGTTCCTTGTGGATTTAAAATTGGTACATTAATGTATGGTGTTGTAATTGTTTTTTGAATAATGTTTGACCCCCAAGGACTCATACCTGACATAGTAATTGTAAATTCACCGTCCATCGTATAAGTGTGACTATAATTAATAGGTGTTCCACTTGTAATAGTTTCAATAGGACTACCATCACCCCAATCAACGTAGTAATTTGAAAAACTCAAATATTTTTTAAACTCAGTATCAGATGTGTTATAAAAATAATAAGTATATGGGTAAGAAGTGGTTGCTGAAAACAAAAAGTTTGTCATTGTTTCTTGCTGTTCAATCATACCATCAAACACACTATAATAACCCAAATCAATTGTGTTTTCAGTTAAAAGAATTGGTACAGTTAAACCAGTTAAAAGAGATGTTCCATCAGTACCACCTGATAATATCTCAGTCATCGATGAATAAACGTAAGTGGTTCCTGTTACATATTTAATAACTTCTCGGGTAATAATATCACAACAATACGGAATTAACTCCGTATCCGCATATTCAGCGTAAGTATTTACAGGGAATATGTCATTCTTAATTACCTCGGGTGATATTCTAATATGATATTGTCTATTGTCCATTATGGGTTAACATATTCGTACCATTTTATCGGTGTTCCATTACCAATTCTTTGGTTTGTAACTACGTCAAATATTTCATAAGTTTTGGTCTGTCTGTCCAAAACAACTTTGTAATAAAATTTTTGCTCAGGGATAAAGTTAAATTTATCAGGTAATGAACCTTGTGAAGTGTTCATCATTTTAACAAAAACACCTAATCTAGCATCAAAAAATTTGGCTGTCATATAGAAAGTGTTAATATCCAAAAACTGAGGATTTCTTAACCAATACAAATAAAACCCTTCTGAATCACCAACAAAATCCAAATTCATTGATGGTTTTTTAATTTGTACTGAAGGTAAGGCTGTTGATATACTAACGGTTTCTGTTAACCCTTGTTGAACGGGTAAAATCACGGTGAAGTAATTAGTCTGTGACACCCCACTTGGCGAATCGTAAAAGTCGAGTTTAAAGAATGATTTTGTAAAAGATGGTCTGTAATAGTATACTTCGGTCGATAAGAATCCTTCAGGTAAATAACTACATACCCAATTAAGCGGTGTTGATGTGTTAACATCATTCGTATTACCACTATAAAAATAAAAATCATATTGTAGTTTGGTTTGTTCTTGACCATACTCTTTATGGGTAAATCTGAGTACTTCAAAGTCATAACCATTACCAATTATCTCGTTAACAACTTCTTCTTGATATTCATCAATAGTTTCGTCACGACCATAAAAATCCCACTTGAGTTCAACTGGTAACTCAATAACTTGTGGTAAATCACTTAATATAAATTTGTAACTATTATTCACAATCGTCAATTAATGGGTCACTAACTCTAACCTGTTCTATATAATTAGTCCCTTCAGGGATTATTCTGAAGATTATGTCAGTATATGGGTAATGTTTATCATTTAAAAATGGGTAATTAACACCTAAACCTGTTGAATCAATGTATCCGTATGGGTATAAATCTCTCCACATAAACACACCCTCATTTTGTGAGAAGTATGAATAATTAGGTATGTTCTCAACATTCTTTTTATCACCAGTTTCTATGTAATCAGAAAAGACTCTCAACGTCATTGGTGAATGTGGGTTGTAATAATAACCATATCGATTAACTGGTGATTGTGGTGGATTAGTTACATTAAACACAAATGGATTCATCGTAAACTTATGGTATAGTCTTGACATAACTCTCTCTTCTTGAGCAAAGTCATTCCACTCACACAAGTCACCATCTAAAGTATCATCTTTTTTTAATGACCTAACATATGTGAAAGGTATTGGCCCACCCGCAGGTCCTCCTGTCGCACCGATTGGTGTGTTATAAACATCAATAGGTAGTTGTGTATCAGAATTAACATTTAAAGTCGACCACCAATTGTTAACATTACCATTCACTAATGGTAAGTTAAATTCATACCCTTGTCGTAGCCCATTATATCCCTGACCATTCTGTTTTTGTGTACCGAATGTTAAACCAAAATAACCTTTCCAAATAGTTGTGATAAATAATTCCGTTACAGGTCTTTTTTGATTATCAACTAAACCTGTGATTTTAACATCTTCGTTGAATGACAGCGTGTATGATTGTGACCCCTCTTTTGTTGCAATACGGGAAACTTGGTTGGGTGTTAAACCGCTACTTAAATACTTTTGTTTATTACCAAATATGTTTTGGTCAAATCCTGCATTAACCATAACAGCATCTTCAGATGATGTTAAAATTTTATTTCGTCTCACATAATACTCAGAAGTTGTTTCAGTAAGGTTTGCAGGATTGATTATTCTTTTGAAAGTTCCTGTTGTACCTGAAACTGTTAAACCACCACCAGTAAATCCGTAATCGGAAATACTGAAAACGTATTCTTCACTCCCTGACGTACCATCACCTAAAGTATAAACTTCAAATAAATTATTACCATTATAACTAAAATTTAATTGCACATATTCACCAGGAGTTAAACCATGTTTAAATGGACATCTAAACATAACCACATCCTGTCCTTTATATGTTGTTGGTACAACTACAAAAGGTACACCATCACCAGAAACCCAATTAATTAGAACACCTGTTTTTGATTCAATAGCACTTAATGGTTTGTCGTATATATTATCAAATGCGTAACTAACAAAGAAGTTCCAATTGTAACTCGACGCGCTTTTAGGTACGAATGTTAAATGATTGTTTGGTGGTTGTGTGTAACCAGGTTCGTTATAATCAGTTCGTATGAAATTAAATTCATTATATTGAGGGAAACCAGTCCACGCAATTTGTTGAGCATTTGTATTACATTGAGAAACTGCGGCAGCGGTTTCATTTACATAATACATACTATTTTCAAATGGTGTGTAATTACTTGTTCCACTATAAGCATTATAAAATAAGACGTTGAACTTAGCGGTTGGTCTAAATGTTTCGGAGGCCTGTCTTTCATCAAAGAACACTTGTTCTAAATCAATGTTAACATTTCTTTCAAATTCAACATTTTCCTTTGTTGTTTGTACAAAAGGTACATTAACCATTAAGGTAGTATCAGGTGCTGATTTGTACCTTAAAGAACCTAATATTACTCGTATTTCACTTAAATTACCCATATTACGCAACAACTTTATTTGTATCAACCCATTTAGATAGGAATCTATCATAAGCGGTTTTACCTCTTTTTAATCCAAAATAGAAATGGTAAGGTGCACCAACAGTAATGGCGTCTGAAACAAACGTATTAGGTGATTTAGATAGATTACTCCATTCTAATTGACCTGACCCATCAACACTATAAATATATCCTTTGAAGTAGTCGTTCTGATTATTATTATTGGTTCTAAAGTATCTTGACGATGCTAATAATCTGTCCATACTTTGATATCCGTGAGAAAAGAACTTGACACCGTCAATACCTGTTGTATACCAATCATTCTTTTGAGTACCAAAAATACTCGGAGATGATGGTGTTATACCCCACTGATACATCGGTACTTCTTGTGTGAACGCACCAAATTCATTAAACGCACATGGGTTAACCACACTAACATTTGGGTTTAAAATGGTTCTTTTTGGTGTAATATAATCTCTAACTTGAGTATCTGATGTGAAGAAAATACCAAATAAAGCCTCATTTCCGGGACCTGCTAATGAATTTACATAGATTTGATTAGGTTGTGTGTAATTACCTGTTTCAAAAGGTGCCACACCAATCTCAGAGTTTACTGAAATTGATTGAGCGTAATCCGCATCAACCATATTATTATCACGACTGAAGAACTTACCAATACTGCCAGAACCCGTTAATTGACTCAAGAAATTCGTATTCGCTAAACGGGTAATGATAAATAAGTTTAATATATCACTAACATCTGAGTAACTACTATTATTTAATTTGTTTGCGACATATCCGTCAAAACCATCAGATAAAATAATATCTTGTAAGTAATCTGCTCTTGGTCCTAAGTCCATCATGGTTGTTGGAAACTGTAAACTATATTCGTTACCATTGAAGGAGCCAAATAAACCTGTTGGGTTCTTTTTACCGATAAATGAATTATTACTAACCGAATAAGGACTACTTCTATAATAGAAGTTAGTTGTTGGGTGTAATGTCACGACATCTTTACAATAATTAGCAGAAATTAATTGATTTGGGTTTGGTGATGTTGGTGATGAATAAACCACATCATTTCTAAAACTAAATGGGTATAGAACACCATTAATCCAATTATTCGTAAATAAGTGACCAAACACATTTCGACAAGCCGCAAAGTTTATTGTTAACCTTGATAACCATTCTGTAATTGATACAATATCACTCGGTAATGATACGAAAATAAATGATACTAAATTGTAACAACCGTTAATCATTTTAGGTTTACCCCCTAAAGCTTTATAACAATCATCACCTTCAGGTGCAATATACATGGTTCCGTCAGGTGCTTCTTTATAGCAACCAAGAGGTATCATACTACCACAATTAAAAGTATTGAATAATTCAGAACTAATTGAGCTCGGTTGGTCTTCTTGGTTATCTTGTGAAGCTGCTGAAGCAATTACAGGATTTTGACTAACATAAGACACTGAAGTACCGTCTTCATTAACAACAAATACCGAAAAATACAGATTAGATTGTAATGGGAAACTGTTGTTTATGTTATCTTGTCTAACACTAGAAGTTGGTAATCTATCTGACCTCATCACAATTTGATTACCTGAACCACCTAACCCATAAGTTAATGAAGTGGCTGTTGAGTATGCCGGTGCGTAATAAATTGATAAAAATGGACTTGCTGCAAATAGAGAGTCAATAACACTTCCACACGTCGAGTATGTTGTTGGCATATTACCATATAAACCACTGCCACCTTCAACAATCTCATTTTCAAAATAACCACGATTGTTTGTTGTATTTTGTGTGTAGGTATTACCTGTTAAATCTGTATACTCACGAGTATACATGTTATTAGATTTTACTTTAAGACCATTAACAATTGCCGTGAAACCTGTTGAAACTGTCGGCATACCTGACTGTGGTACAAACCCAAGATTATTCGAATCTAATGATGAATAATGCGATACCATATTTGAGGTAAAAGAACTGAAAGATGCGTTACCTGTAGACGATGGTAGGAAATGATAAGAATCGTGATATAAATAATTGTTACTATATGAATCTAAAGTTGTGTTAGACCCAATATTGTGTTGAGTATTTTTAAAACCTGGTTTAACAGGATGATTTAATTTGTATTGACCTGTTACGGTATATCCAGGTTCATTAAACGAATTATAACCGAATAATAAACTTAAATCATAAGAACAAGTTTGTCTTGTAGTATTTGGGTCAACTCCTCTAACTAAGAAAATAATTTTTTGATTACCATAATTAGTTAATGCGGTTAATGGTGGAACCAATTGATTTTGTTGAGTGTAATTAAAATAGTTTGAAATTCCTACACCACAGCTAATTGTTGAATCAGTTCTTGTGAACTTATAAACATTCATTGTGTTCTTTAAGAATCTTTCATTTAATGAGTTAGTATTTGGTGTCGTACTACATTGATTGTCAAAGTCTGAATAAGTCATACCTGTGATAACCTGAAAATACTCAATATCCATAGGGAATCTTGCGTAAACAGAATCGTTTGGATTTTGTTGACTTGTATATGTTTGGGTTAATAAATTATTTGGGTTACTATAATCCGCGTATTGGACCGTTATTGTACCACCAGAATTATTAATTGTTGTACCTGTTATACTTGTAGTTCCAAATTGATTTATCGTAGTATAACCAGTAATGTTTGAATCACTACTTAATGACGGTTGTTGGAATGTGACGATATTACCAGATTGATAAACGTTACTATTATCAGGTCTAACCATTAAAACAATAACATTGTCATAGTGATAAACATTGTTTGCGGTATTAAATGAAACTTTTATTCGGTTTACACCACCTCCAGGGTTTGTTGGTGAATTATCAAAGTATTTCGCCTTAGTGTTGAATAAATTAATTCGTTCATAAATCGGTAAACTTGATGTGAATATACTTGTTAGGGTATTCCCTGTGTTTAATATTTGGGGTTGTGGTGCTCTTGTTTGAGCAACTAATGGGAAATTAGTTGACCCTGAAACACCCATAAGGGCACCTGCAAATAACTTCTCATAACTATTACCGTCAGTAATATATTGGGAGTCATTTTCAACATAACTTTCAGCAACTTCCAAAGGTGTTAAAACCGCGTTAGACCCATTATTTAAAGCCTCCGCGTATGCTGACTCTAATCCTGTAGCACCTATTGTCTCTTCTTCGGGTGAAGTAGGTACACCAACTTCACAGTCACACATTTCACAATCAGGATATGCTAAATTAGGTACCTGAATAGTGGTGAATAATTTATATAAATTAAAAATTTTATTAATTGTATCACCTAAATCATCTAAATTAGGACAATCTTTGTGGTCAAATTTATTTGGAAATAAATTAGCTAAGACATTATTAATTCCACAAACCAACAAAACAAATGGGAACACAACGACCGCCAATATAGCTAATATTGGTGATATTAATAATAATAAGAAGGCTAACACGTGTGATAAAATTACCAATGTGTATATCACAGGTAACATTAAGAATGAAAATATTTGAAATAGTAAGAATATAATATCAAACTGTCTTACCGCGTCGTTAGTTGGGAACTTATTATTTTCACTCTGACATTCTGAATTTAAAATATCTTTGATTGAAATGATTCGAGAATTACCGTAACCTTTCCTATATTGTGATATTAATTGTGAAACTGTGTAAACTTTGTTATACGACATTTCGAAGAATCTATCTTCACAATTTATCGCCTCTTGAATCATTTGTTGTCCTATGGTTGTACCAGTATTCCCATAGTCACTCCAATCTAAACTAAATGCGTATGATTTTTCAGCAGCTTCTTTGTTTGAGGAGCTGGCCGAACCATCATTTAATGGGTCGACATCAATATCCCACCCATATTCTTTAATATTAGGAACTAAATAATAACCCCTCTTAATTGGGTCAGCACCCAATGATGGTGATTGATTCCATTTAACTTTAAAACGATATTTTGATTTTGTTGGTACACCAACTTTTGGGTCAGATGATATGATTCTTTCACCAAATTCATTTGTAGTTATATAGTCCATGTTCATGGGAACATCAATCATCCAAGTACCATTATCATCAATTACTTGTCCACCTTGGTCTAAGTCAAAACTTTCTAATATTGGTCTACCATCAATGTCTTGTTCTATAGTTTGTCTAATAGCTAATATTTCACCAGGTCCTGTAACCAAATTACATAAGTCACCAGCGGTCGGTTTTGATTTACAATTCTTCTTAAGATATGTATCGTCATTACTTGATACCAAAGAACCCATAAATATAGCTGTTGGTGTAATGTTAATGTTTGTCTCAGCACTAACATCAAAGTCAGTTCTTGTAATCCCTAAATTACAAATATCAGGTTGTCCCCATAATGGTTCAACTTCAATGGTTCTATTAAATGTTAAAATTTGAGGTAATTCCCTCAAATTAGTTGACGATTTAAACTTGGTACCAGCAACTTGATTTTCAGTTGCAACCCCCATTCTAATTAAATCCTGAGGTGATAGTGAAAACTCACCAATGTCGGATAAATCAATATCAACAACAACTGTTTGAGAACCTGCCGGAACTCCAAAAATCATATAATCACCACTCTCGTTGGTTACTGCATTAAACTTATAGTATTTGTCGTAAACCTCAATGAGTGTTGGGTTGGTTAGAACGTCTTCACGAGTAAAGAATGTCCCTGTTGCAGTATGACCCCCATGTTGTTGTTTATACGGTAATAGATTATAACGGTAACCATCTTCGTTTAAGTCCGTTAATGTTTTGTATGGGTAAAGGTCAGAAATAACAGGGTCATTTTCATCAATATCTTCTAATGGGATAAAGACTGAAACTTTGGCATTTGGGATACCTAAACCGTTGTTAACACTAACACGACCTACTATAACCCCATAGTCAGAACACTGACGAGTGTAAATTTGATTTTGTAATATTTTAAGTGATAAAATTTCAAGATACTCAAACTCTTGGTCAATTAGGACTCTAACTGAACTATCAACACCTGGTTTTGTTCTTATTCTATAGGAATTTGACATATTAATCTTTTTTGATAAATAGTTTATATACTATTTTCAAAAAGATAATCCATTAATTTCTAAAATAAATCATCAAGAAAAATTAACCGTTTTAAGATTCTTAACACGAACATTAATATCCTTATTAGGGAATCTTACTTGGTAAATTTGGTTTGGTTGTGCAAAGATTGTATCATCAATTAATTCGATTTGACGAGTAACAGGGTCTATGTATTTTTGTGATGTTTGTGATGAAGAATATTGTCCTCCAACTAAGTTGAAGAATTGAATGTCGGATACCGCAATTACACCATTCTCACTCTGTATTAATTTACGTAACTCAGATACAAATACGTTTTCACCCATTTCTCTACTTAAAGGACTGAAAAACTCAGTAACAATGTTAATTATTTGTGATATAACCGCACCCTGATTTTGACTATTATCTAAAACCACATCAATATTAATACCTAAATCAATTACATTTGCGGTCTCTAAAGAAATGTAGTCATTTATCATTCGATAATTAGATAGGTAATTCGCAACGTTATTCTTTAAGGTATTCGATACAACTTCGGTTAAAGAACCTGTATCATCATAAGATAACATTTGAATTTTAATCTTGTTATTTTCTTCTGTTATAGCAACTTTTGCAGGTGCACCAAACTGAGATGGCATTGTTCTAATAAGTGAATTGTAGTCATTAATAGTTACCGCTCTATTCTGAGCTGAGAAGTTATAAGCAACTAAGTTCCTTACCTCCTCAGTTGTTGGGAAATTTGCTCCACCGATAGCTGCAGTTACGTTAGTACAACGTAATGAATTAACAACACTTGTGTTTACGTTCTCTGATGGACCGTTAACAAAGAATGAAACGGTACCAATTTGCGTAATGGTGTTTACACCTAAATTACTAACTGTACCACCACCGACACGATACTGAACAAATAATGTTGAATTTGATTTCAATACACTTCCTAATGCGAAATTGTTTGAGTATTTGTTAAGGTTTAAAACATACCCGTTTCTTGCAAACTCACGTAGTTGTTCATCAGCAGATTGACTACCACCACCAAAAGTCATTTTCATGTAACCTTCAGGGGTATACTCTGTAATAAATTTATCATTAACTTGAATATATCGACCAACTTTAATACCTGGTTTATCTGAAACTTTGGTTGGGTCTTCGATAAAGACTCTGTCTTCGGCTAAGGCACTTACTTCGTACCATCTATTATTTAGACCTAAAAATTCTTGAGTACTTGGTACGTTAGCATATTGTGTTCCATCTTTTAATAAAACACTCGTAACACCAAGAACATTCTTTTCAGGTAAGAATATCTCTAAAAACGGTTTGACATCTACAGGAGTAATTACTCGTTTAAAAACTTTAGTAACTCCGTTCACAACCGTTTCTCTTTTTACAATAGTATAATTAATTAATTTATTGTTTGAGTCAAAATTAGGTATTTTTAATCTATTAGGATAACCCTCGTTACTTGTTGGTGACGCAAAATCAATGTCATATACAGTTTCAAATGTTTGACCACCACCACTAATTTGGGAACCTCTCCTTAAAATACCACAATATCTAATATCCTCTTTATCTCCAAAAGCAGGTACCGTAATTGAGAAATCGACCAAAGCAACCGATGGTCTCATACCAGGAACCTTTAAACCATAGGTTCTGGCAATATTAAAAATTGATGACCTTTGTTGAGCATATTGTAGAACTGTCTCTTGGATACTTCTATCAATATTATAATGTAGGTTATCAGTAACAGCCGCGTTCAAATCCATCAAAACTGAGAAAACTGACGCGTCGTTAAAATTGTCAACAACCTCAGGATAGTAAGTTCGTGTGAAATTAATCAACTCAGTCCTGATTGATTGGAAATCTCTAGTTGTATATGATATTTTCTTATTTGGCATATATTATTAAATATTGATGATTATGAAATCTGACGTATTAAAAGCGCTATCAGTGATAGTATAATCAATTTTAATTTTGGCGGTATGTTCTAATTGACTAATATTAGTAACCCTGTATTCTCTTTGGTCATTCTCATTAATGTAAGTACCTTTATTTTCTTCACCCGCAGATGCTGGTGTTACAGTAATGTTAGTTATCTTTAAGTTAGGCATGTAATCCTCAACCGCTTGTCTAATCTCAGCCGAAATGTCAGAGAATGTTGGTCCGTCTAATGGTTCGAAAATATATTCATATAAACGAGTACCAAAATCAGGTAAAAAATATCTACTTCCTTTTCTTGTAAGAATCAAGTGAACCAAGTCGGTTCTAATCTCTTCGTCGGTATAATCAGATAAATCTAAATACTTTCCGTCAAAAGAGTCTTGAAAGGGGAAGTTAATACCATATGTGAAACCATCTGCCATACTAATAAATATAATGTCGTGATATTTTCAATAAATAGTTACAAAATAAAAAATCCCGACAATATGTCGGGATTAATGTCGTGATTAATGTCGTGATTAAGATGAACACCCAAAACATTCAAATTGTGAATCAGTTGGTTTTTGTGTTTCCTGAGTATAAGTTACTGTTGGTGTATCAGTTTTAGTAACAGGTTTTCTAACTTTAGTGATATCAACCGCTAAGTGTTTTGCTCCCGTTGAAATTGCTTTAGTTCTAACATAGTAACACAAAGTTTTCAAACCTCTTTTCCATGAGTGAAAATGTGATGAAGAAATCTTAGACAATGTTGGGTTTGACATGTAGATATTCATTGATTGTGTTTGGTCAATGAAAGGTGCTCTGTCAGCCGCCATATCAATAAGTTCTCTTTGTGAAATCTCCCAAATAGTTTTGTATTTAGGGATTAAGTGCTCAATACGTTTAACTTTTTTGTTGTAAGTTTTTTCTTCAGGGTCAAGATAATTGTTGAAGTTGATGTTTTGAATTGACCCATCGTTCATGATGATTTCATTTTTCAAATCTTCACACCAAATACCAATCTTTTCAAAGTCGTTGATGAGGTACTTATTTACAATCATAATCTCACCACCAACTACTCGTCTGTTAAAGATTGCTGAGTGGGCAGGTTCAGTCATTTCGTAAGAACCTGTAATCTTAGCCGAAGATGCGACAGGCATCTGAGCCGTAAATAATGAGTTACAAACACCCCATTTAGCAACGTCTTCTTTCAAAGATTTCCAATCCCAAAAACCTGAAAGTTCATCTTCTTTAAGACCCCACATATCAAATTGAAATACTCCTTGTGATAATGGTGAACCTTCAAAGAACTTATATGGTTGGTATTGTTCAGTTTTACACAATTCATTACTTTCACTAACCGCCGCAAAATAAATGGTTTCAAAAATGTCTTTATTTAATTG